AGGTAGACCTTATCCCATTTGCTTTTACGATGATAAAAACTGATGTCTTTAAGAAACTTAAAAGACCATGGTTTACTTGTGATAATCAAGCACCTACTGATAGTTGGTTCGCTGATAGTGTGCTTAATGCTAAAATGGAATATTATGCCCATTTTGATGTTTGGTTAAACCATAGGGGAGTTAGAAAGGATAATCAAGGACTGTGGGTTCAAATGGGATTAGCAGATGCACAAAGGAAAGCTGGTGCTCAGGTTGTTACACTTACTCCAGAGGAAATGAAAAGACATGAGTTGGTTATGAGATTGAAGTTAGAAGAAGCAGAGAAAGCAGGTAAGAAAAAAGCTGTAGGAAAGATGCAGTTTTTTAACAAAGATGGTAATAAATCTATTGCAACAAAGGTTAAGTAAAGTTAGCCTTAAGGTAAACGGCTAATCGGCACTTAAGGAGGTTTATATGGCGTTTTCAGCAACAGTTACAAGTCCACTTAAAAAGCCAGAAAGGATATCTAGAAGTTTAGGTATCTTTGCTGGAAAGGTATCTATATCTAGTTATAGCCAGACTTTAGTTACCTTAACAGCAATAACTAAATATTTTGTTCCTACTGGTAATGGTTCTACGGGTGGTTTTGCTCATGGTATATGTTCAGTGCAAATTGGTGGTCCAAGTAGTGATGGTTATTTAGCTCAGTGGGATTATACTACTGGAGCCTTTAAATGTTTTTACGCAGATAAGTCTACTAGTCCTTCAGGAAACTTAGTTCTTAATGCTTCTGCTACAATGAGTGCAGCTGGAGTTCCTGTTCTGTGGAACTTAGGAACAGGCGGTTTAGGTAGTACAGGAACGGCTGGAACGGCACCTGTTACTATTAATGCTATAGCAGCAGCTGGAGCTAGTGAATGTGCAGCTAATGTGGCGGTAGGTACATTTAGTTTTATAGCGATAGGATTTGTGCGGGGTTAAATATAGGGAGAGGTTAAACGCCTCTCCTGTCTTTATAATACTATGAAAATAGCTATAGGAATAGTTAGTAGGGGAAACGATATAAATTATAAGCTTGCTCAGTTTCTTTTTAATCTTAAGGATGATAAGGAATATGAGTATAAGGTTTTACTTTATAAGAGTCCATATTCCGCCCAGAAAGGTCAAGAGGCTCTTTTTAAATTGATGGAAGATATAGACTTTGACTATGCGTTTATTACTGATACTGACGTATCTTGTGAAGATGGGGTTATTAAAAAACTGGTTGAAGTTGGTAAAGATGTAGTAGTTGGTCCAGTATGGCACTTTGATGAACTTCATTCAGATTTACATTTAAATGTTCACTATGAAGGATTTGAAGGTAATGGATTAGAAAGTAGAGTTAGGTATCCTAAAAGTAGTGGAATTGAAAAAATTATATCTTCATCTTTTGCTTGCTTGTTAATATCAAAGAAAGTGTTTGATATTTTTAAGAAAGCTAATATTAAATATACTGAAGATGAAAGTCCACATCAGTCTGATAATATACTGTTTAGAAAATTTTATGACCTAGGGATAGATGTTTATGTAAGGTGGGATATTAATACTATCCATTATCGCAATATTGAACTATCTAATGACACAGTAAATAAAATAATGATAGAAGGAATAAAGGATAAATATAATGCCAAACTATAGTAAAGAGTTAAAAAAGATTAATGCTAACCAACTAGTCCCTGAAGTTGAATCTGCTGTTATAGAGAAAGTAGCAGAGCAGTATAAATTGACTCCAGAGCAGAAAGATTTACTATATGTAGTAAGGAAGATAGAAAATGGTAGTACTGGAAAAGAGTTTGGTGTTCTTACACCACAGGCTATGAGATATAAAGATAATCCAGACCTTTCCTTTATAACACAAGCTCAGTGGGCAGCAGGAACTATTAAGAAAAGATACAATGGAGATGTTACAGAGTTTGCAAATCGTTGGGCTCCTGTTGGTGCAAGTAATGACCCAAACAACCTCAATAGTAACTGGGTAAAAAATGCAAACTATTATCTAGGTTTAATCAATGGAGAATAAAATATGGCATTAACTAGAATTGAGATGGTATCAGAGATATGTGATACAGTAGGTAAAAAGACTACGGCTACTACTGCTGCCGGAACTTTATTAGGTGATAGGGTAGTTACTTACTTAAACTTTGCTCAAAGGAAAATAGCTAGACACTATAGCTTTTATGAATTGCAGGCTGAGAAAACTGATGCTGCTACAGTAATTGACGCTAAAACATATCCGTTAGAAAGTGGTACTAATACTTTAGGACTAAGTAGAGTAGCTTCAGTGAATAGTATAATATTAGATGACTCAGAGAATAGTAGAAAGTTAGACTTCTGGCACTATAGAAAGTTTGATAAGTTTTATCCTAGACCAGAAAATTATTCTAGTGGTAGACCTCAAATTTATACTAGATGGGGTAATAATTTAATACTGTTTAAGATACCAGATGCTGTTTATACACTTAAAATTAGATATGGTCAATATGCTAATGATTTAGTAGCAGATAGTCAGGTAACTGATTTTGGAGAAGATAAAGACCAATTAATACTGACTGCTGGAATACTAGAAACTTATTTAGCTTTAAAGGAATATACTGACGCGAGAGCTTGGTATGAGTTATTTATAGGTCAACTAGAAGATGCTGTTAGAGCAGAAGGTGATGAGGATTGGGAACCTGAAGCTCAGCCATTTGGCAATCCTAGTTATAGTAGTGGCAGTCCTTGGAATGATCCTTATGGAGGTAGTGGTGATGCACTTTATAACTATCCAGAATAGCATCTTTCTAAATTTAATAATTAAAAATGGAACTGTACTGTTAAAAAGGAGGTTTAAATGAGTAAGTTAAGAGGTGGAATTGAACATACTGTAGTATCACAAAACAGTGCTATTATTACTAGTAGATGTATTTATTATGGCTGTGTAGTTAATAATGCAACTACTGCTGGAGTTCAGGCATTAATATATGATGCAAAAGCAACAGCTCAGGGTAATTTAACTGATGTAGTAACTACAATAGCTGGTACTAATAGTAATAATGGTAGTTGGTTTAACTGTGGTATTTATATGCATTCTGGTATCTATGTAAGTGCTCCAGTTTGTACAACTGCTTCAGATAGTATAATAGTTTACTATGGAGGAGTATAATGTCTTGTAATGGAATACCAGTTCCTACTAAGTTTAATAGGAGAGTTCCTGGAGATGTACTGAGTCAACTAGTTCAACTAGGTGGTCTTACATTTTATAAGGACTTTACGGGTAGTGGTAGTCTACATGCAAATTATAGCTTAGGAGATCCCACCGCCACCTTCACCTGTGATTGTTCCGCAACCAATCCTAGGACATACGTTGACGCTAATGGTGTCATTCAATTAGTTACCACCGCCAATGTCGGTCTAATTTGGGGTGGTTACTATGACGCAACGGGGTTTCATAAACTCTCTAAGCCAGGATTGGGTGTGTTTGCACAGGGGGCGAATTTACTTATTAGGACGGACGGAACTGCGAGTGGAAGTGGATTGTGGACAGGATGGCAAGTAAGCAAATCTTGTGCCAATGACCCGACTACAACACAAGTACTATGCCCAACATTATCAGGTATAACTAATGCCGCCGCACAAAGATTTGTTTACGTTGATGGTGCAGATACAAATAAATCTTTAATGTTGCAATCAACCAATACTGTGGCGGGGAGTGTGGTTGAAGGTAATGTTGTTACTTTTTCTTTTTATGCAAGAAGTCAAACTGGCACAACGGGGGCTAATTTTATAGGACAAATAAATTGGAGAGATAGTGTTCCGGCTCTTATTGGTAGTGAAACTTCATCAGCATTAACATTAACATCATCTTGGAGAAAATTTTCTGTTACAGGAACAGCACCAGCAACCACAAATAGAATAAGTGCTAAGGTTGGTTTTAACAATGGTGTAGACCAAGGTGACTTATTAGATTTCGAAGTCTATGGTATGCAGGTCGAGATTAATCCCTACCCCACTCCCTTCATCCCTACTACCACAGGCGCTCTTACTCGTAACGCTGAAACCCTTACCTACCTTATCGCAGGTAACAGGACAGCCGCACAGGAAACCATAAGTATAGGTTTTATGCCAATGGGTGGGAGTTTTGCGAATGATGGGGTGGCAAGGGTGGTATTAAATAATACTATTACCACTTCAAGCAATACGGACAATAGGGTAATTGATAAAGCAACAAGCGGGGTTGTTTTAAGGTCGTATCCAGCTGGGTATACTGGAACAAATAAAAGTGGAACAACTACCCCATTAGTAAACACACCTTATGTTTTTACAAGTAGTTGCAACTCTACTGGTAATCCAAATTTACAGATTTTTTTAAATGGTGTTCAGGAATCAACAGATAGTAATACTGATTTTACTCCCCCACCTTGGACAACAACTTTTTATATAGGTTCTGATAGAGGAAGCATAAACCAACTCAACGGTCTTTTCACAGGCATAGCAATACATTCAAGAGCATTAACGGCTGGGGAAGTGGCTACAGAATACGCATTACTCAAATAGGAGTTATATGGATAAATTTTTTAACGAGGCATTCGTAGTATGTAAAGTGGTTAGCGATGAGGAAGGTAATCTTAAACTTGATTTACCTTTCCCGATTTATCATATGACCATTACATATCAAAATACTTGTCGGTATTGCTATCTATCCCAAGACCTTAAAGACAAAGAAGTCCTTGCCTACATTCACTACTTTGCGACAGATGAGGCTAAAGTCAAAGCAGATAAAGCATACTTAGGTGATACCTGGAAAACAGTTTCAACTAAATCAGAAGTGGCAAAACATTGGGCGGTTAAGAAAGAGGACGCTTATGCAGTGACAAGTGAGTTAGGCACCGTGAGTAAGTATGAGGGGAAGGATAAACTTAATGTTGTTCATCCATATATGGCAATAGATATTAAGGAGGCTTAATGGAAAATTGGGATGGTAAAGAAAGAAGAAGTAGTTCAAACTTTTGTTCTCAACATATTACTGCAGTAGCAGATATGGCAGTAATTAAAAACAGTTTAGCTAACATTGAAAAAACAATAGTTCAAGGTACTACATTTAAAACAACTATAGTTACATCTCTTATTGGAGTTTTGATTACTTTAGTAATTCAAATAGCAACATTTTCCTATTTATATGGTCAAGCTCAAAACCAGATAAAAGTTAATACAGAGCGTCTTAATAAAATAGAGTCATTATTTATTATAAATAAGTGAGGTGATATACTATGGCAATCGGAGATGGTACTACATGGGATGAAACTACTCCTACTGATGCTACTTTAGCTATCAATATTGATGATTATAACAGAGATGTAAGAGTAGGAGTTAGGTCTAGATTAGCTTTAGAACATGAATTTCCTAGCAGTCAATCTGCAACTGCCGAAGGTGGAAGGCATAAGTTTATTACCTTCCAAAGGCAAACAGCAAGTCCATTTACACTAAGTGGTACTCAAATAGGAGTTCTCTATGTTAAGACTATGGCTACTACTGGAGATGCGTTATGCTATCTAAATGCTGCTACTCAGGAAGTTGTATTATCTAGAAAGCTTTACTTTTGGTATCTAGATGGTGCTTGTGAAACTGGTACTAATGTTAGTGCAACTTTAGATATAGTAAGTGCAGGAAAGATATTATCAGCAAAAGGTAGAGCAACTACTGCACCTACTGGAAGCGAACTTCAAATTGATATTAGGTATAATGGTAGTAGTATATGGACAGCTACTTCTAGCCAAGTTATATTAGCTGCAGGAAGTACTTCCACTAGTGTAACTGGATTTGTTACTACTAATATAACATCAGGTGGAACTTTTGTTATAGATGTAGATAAAGTTGGAACTAGTGTAGCTGGAGGAAATGTAACGGTAATGGTGGAGGTAGGATAATGGCTTTAAGGAATGCAGTAATGCTTGGGTCTACTACTCATGCTTATACTGGTAGTGGAAGTGATACTACTTTAGGTTGGGATGATAGTTTTACTACTTATCATTATGAAGAAGTAACTGGGGATGAAAGTGCTGCTACTACGGTAGAGGTTAGTGCTACTCATACATTTACTACGGCTAGAACTATTAAACTTATTAAACTTAGGTTATATGCTTATTCTCAGGTAGTATCTCAGCATACAGAAATAGCTAGTTATAATATGTATGCACAGTATTATAATGGTAGTTGGAATAATATAACTGGTAGTGTATTTAGTGATAGTGAAAGTGGGGATAATGAAGGCGAAGGTAGTATTACTAGAACATTAGAAAAAGATACTGGAACAGTAAGTTGGGTTTGTGATTTAGCTAATGTTACAGCTATTAAAGCTTATGTTTATTCATATGGTAGAGCAGATAAAGGAACAGAAGGTGGAGAAAGTCATACAATTAAAGCTAGAATTTATGAGCTTCAGGCGTTCTATACAGTATTAAAAGATTATAGTGGAGTAGTATAATATGCCATTTAAACACTGCTATGCACCTGTAGGAGGAATGAATACAAGTAGTCCACCTAGTGGTATTCAACCAGTTGAGTCACCATACATGAGGGGGATTGCTATTAAAGATGGAGAATTAATACCTGATTATGGTTATGTTAGTTTTCCTACTGCTGGTGCTTTAAAAACTAATTTATTGCATGGAGTGCCACTTAAAATAGATACACATTATTTGACTAATGGTCAGGGGTATTTGCTAGCTTTAACAACTACTAATATTTATAAATATAACGAGTCTACAGAAACGTGGGATAATATTACTAATGGTGCATTGATAGAAGATTGTGAAGATGATTGGGTAGCTAGTACTAATGTAACTGCTGCAGCTCAAACTAGTTATAAGCTAACTGGAACTAAAGCAGTTAAGTGTGCAATAGGTACAGATTTTACTACTGGTATAGCAGCATATGAGAATATAAGTTCTACTGATGCTAGTAGTTATACTGGAACACATTTTTGGCTTTACTCAAGTGTAGCATTAACTGCTAGTCATTATAGTATAAGATTATCTGAAGAGGAGCTTGGTGAAAGTGGTAAAGTAGCTAAGACATTGTTAATTAACTTTAATGGTGCTGATGCAGCTACTACATACACCACCGAAACAGGACAAACAGTAACTTTCGTTGGAACTGCACAACTAGATACAGCACAGAAAAAGTTTGGAAGTGCTTCCTTATTATTAGATGGAAATAGTGATTCTGTAACTGTTCCTGATAGTGCTAACTGGAATTTAGGTAGTGGAAATTTTACAATAGGTGGATGGTTCAGATGGGCTACTGTTCAGTCAAGTGGATTGTTTGATCAATATGTAGATAATTCTCATTATTTTTTGTTTGACTGCTACGGTGGAAATTTAAGATTAGCTCAAGATATAGGTGCTGGTAATATAGACTGGGGAATTTTTTCTTTTACTCCATCTCAAGATACTTGGTATCATATTGAATTAAATAGAAGTGGAAACAGTTTATACTGCTTCGTTAATGGAACTCAAGTTGGTTCTACTGCTGATGTAACTGGAAAGTCAGTAGCAGATTTAGCTGCACCATTTAGAGTTGGTTATACTGAAAGAGACCCATTCTTTATGAATGGTTGGATAGACTCATTTTATCTAGTAAAAGGAACAGCTTATCATACTGCTAACTTTACATCTCCTACTACAGAACCAGGTGCAGCAGCTACTTCTAGTGTAGATATAAACATACCAGCAGTTTCTGCTAACACCTGGACACCAGTTTGTGTTGATGCTGATTTATCAGATTTAAATGCAGTTTTATCCGTAGCTCTTATAGTTAATAATGATAATGGTGCAGTAAATATCTATTTAGATGATATAAAAGCAGTAACTAGATTTACTGGAGATGAAGATAATAGATTTTCTGCTACTATTATGAATGACTATTTTATATGCACTAATGGTGTAGACCAACCACAGAAGTGGAGTGGAACTGGATACTTTGAAGATTTATCTACTACACTAGCAGCAGGTAGTATTACTACATCAGAAGTAGTTTTTACTTTTAAAGACCACTTATGCCTAATGAATAATACAGAAAACGCTGCCGATGCACCACAAAGAGTTAGTTGGACTAATGTAGGTTCTATAGATGACTTTATTAATGGAACAGCAGGATATCAAGATTTAGTAGATGATGTTTCTTGGGTAATAGGTGCTGCACCACTTAGTTCTAATCAATCTATAATTTATAAAGAAAGATCAATAGTTGCTATGGATTGGGTAGGAGGACAGACACCTTTTAGGTTTAATACTCAAGTAGTAGGTACTGGTAGTTTATCTAAAGATACTATAGATAGTGGTACTGGAGAGCATTATGTAGTAGGACCAGATTTAACCTTTGCTTATAAAGGTGGTACTACTATTGAGGTTGTGGATGATAAGATTAAAAAGTTTATGTATGGAAGGATTAATAAAGAATATGCTAATAGGTCTTTTGTAATATATATTGAAGAAGATGATGAACTATGGCTATGCCTTCCAACTGACGCGACAACACCTGATGATATCTTTGTTCAGAACGTTATTGATGAAACGTGGTATCGTAGGGTTAAATCTATAACCTGTGCAGGATATTATCAAGAACAGAGTTCATTTACAATAGGAGATTTAGTAGGAACTATCGGTGACCAGAACTGGAGATTTGGTGATGCATTAACTAAAGCGTATGCACCAATTCAGCTCTGTGGAGATACAAGTGGATATATCTATAAATTAGATAAATCAGTACTGACTAACAATGGAACAGCAATTACTAATGAATTTCAAACTCCTGATTTTGTTTTACCTGATAGCGAATTCTATATGGATAAAGATATGGAAGTTACTCAGTTATTATATGAAGTAGCTGGTAGCAGTGTTACTACTACCTACTCTGTAGATAGTGGTGATACTTGGAGTCCTACTGAAGGTGGAGGAGCTAATACTCAATCACTAAGTAGTGTATTTAGAATATACCAACAGGACTTTACTTCTAATAGCAAAAAAATAAGATTTAAGTTTTTAAGTACTACTGGGTTTAAACTGAGATATTATGGATTTGATTGGAAAGTTAGAGGTGGGAGAAACTAATTGCCTATAGTTAACTGGTGTACTAAAGCAGAAGCTGTTGCTAGTGGTGCTATAATTGCTGGAACAGGAACTGGAGATGTATCTTATATAAATGACGGAGTTAATACTGGTTCTGGGTATGGGGTTTTAGGAGCATCTGGAGTAGCTTTAGCTTACTCTTGTGCTGTAACTTGGGGAAATCTTGTTCCAGTTATTTCTATTACAAGACATGGAATAAACTACTTTATAAATGGTGAGGGAATTAATATAAGTTGCTTAGTTACACTAATACAAAACACAACGTCAACTGTAGTTTATTCATCAACAGAATCTGTTAATACTATAACAGTTAGTGGTTCTTGGATTGATGTAGTTGGAATATCATATTTTTTTTCTGGAACTGGTACAGCTAGTTCTTTAGTAACAGAAGGTAATATTGTTGAAGAACTAATAGTTAATGTATCTATAGATGAACCTAATAGTACAAATAGACTTAGATTAAGACAAGCAAATACTGGTCGGTTTCTTTTAAATATGGGATAAAACTATGGCAAATAATCAACAACCTTATGATGTCGGATACGGTCTAGCTTCAGTCAGCATTACTTCTGGTGTAACTATAGTTGCAACTACTGGATGTAGTTATCACGGTATTACCGTAGTTGCTTCTGCAACTAGGTCTACTGTTTATGTTTATGATAGTATATCAGCAGCTTCTGGCAATTTAGTAGACTTAATTGTTGTATCAACTACTGCTGGTATTCTAGCTGATAAGTTTATTCCAGTATACGCTAAACATGGAATAGTTGCAAGTGTTACTGGAACTGGACTTAAAGGTAGTATATTCTTTGGACCTAAAGGATAGTCTATTTTTAATAATTAAAAATGTAGGAGGATATTATGGGAATGTTTGATTGGCTTACTGGAACTAAAGCTAAGACTACTACTAATATAGTTCAAGACCCCTATAAGACTAAGGTATCTAGTCCATTATCTTCCTATCTAGCTACTCAAGTAGGACAAGGTATACCTACTTATACTGGTCAGTTAACAGAGCCATTAGATGAAAAAGCATATAGTAATTATCAAGATTTTTTAGCTATTAACCCTGATGAATGGTATACTAATGCTGTAGTTAATCCAACAATGGAAGATATGAAAGACCAAATGTCTCTGTTAGATGAAGGTTGGGCAGGCAGTCTTAGAGGAAGTGGTAGGTTTAGGGATAAAGAAGATTTTGTTGCCGATACTGCATCTACCCTAGCTGAAGGTAGATATCAAGCAGAATTAGAAATACCACAAGCTCAATTTGAAATGGCTCAGTCTTATCAAACAGCAAAGAATGCTGAGTATCAAACAGAGTATACTGCTTGGTATAATTCACTACCACAGAATAATCCAGCACTTACTCAGGCTTTACAGTTTCTATCTAGCGATAGTGGATATAATATAATAACATCACAAACTGCTGGAACACAAGGTGCTTTATCTACAGTACTAGGAATGGTAGGTGGAGTACTTACTGGGAAGTGGTTAAGTAGTTTTGGTACTAAAACAGCATAATAAATTGGAGGTAATAATGCCAGTATATAATCTAGGTCAACAGCAAGACCAACCAAATCAATTTGCTGAAGCTTTTACTAAAGGTGCAGGTGCTTCCTATGAAGCAGAAGAGAAAACTAAACTAGTTGATAGAAATAACTATGCAGAAGCTCTAAAAATAGTAGCTCAAAATAAACTTCAGCAAAAAGAACAAACTCGTAAATATTTATTAGATGCCTACACCCAACTATGGGATAAGCCTCAGCAACAGAGAGATATGTTCCTTCAAACTGATGGCGGTAAACAGTTTGAAAAGTTAGTTAAAACTGAACTACCAGAGTTGATGGATGAAAATGGAAAGATGATACCACTATCTAGTAAAGATAGTATTAAACAGCAGATTGATAATCAAATAGCTAGTGTTAAACAGCAAGTAATGGAAAAAGGTCCAGACTCTATCAATGAAGGACAAAGAGCTATATTAGCTATGGAAGGATATAAAGATATCGCTGCAGAGTCGATGTCTATACTATCCAAAGACCCAATGTTTTCTATGTTAATAAGTAGTGGTGATAAAAAAGATGCAGAGCAAGCTCAGACAATGGTTACTAATGTAGTTAATACCTTGAGGAAGCAAAGAGGAGGTTCTACTCCAACCCAATCTTCAGGTAACACTAATCCTCTATCTAGTGTCCTAGCTGGAGACCAAACTTCATCTATTACTGGTTCTACTCAATACACTAATCCTCAAGCTGGTAGTAAAGTTAAAGGATTTAAAAGGATAAAATAATGGCTATATTTGAATACACTGATTATAAAAACAGAAAGTATCAGATTGAAACTGATGGAGATAATCCACCAGATGAAGCTGACGTTTTAAAAATCATCGACCAAGAAGATATTACTGAAAAGTATGGTAGTATCCACGAACCTTCTACTCTAGGTAAAAGTTCTACCGAAGAAGGTTTTGAACTTTATAGTGGTAATAATCTAGGTGATAAGATAGCTAGAGGTATAATAACTGAGAATGAAAAACTTAAAAGTAATCCTGCTGTTAAAGTAGCACTAGAGTCTACTGGATTTATAACTCATCAACTAGATAGAATATCTGGCTCAGTTAGAGCTATTGCTTCAGGTCAAAATCCACTTAAAGGTTTCCTCCATCCAGAACAAGTACCATCTGCTGAAGCTTCAAAAGCTTGGAATATAACAGACCCCGTTCAAGCTAAGTACGTAGACTTCTTTGCAGACACTGCACTTAACTTAGGTGCACTTCATCTAGCTTTTAATACTACCCCTAAAGTAGCAAAGTCTGCTCTTAATCAATATACTAAAATACAAGGCAAATCTATCAATAAACTAACTACCCAACTAGCTTCTGAATTTAAAGCCTCTGGGATGTCTGATGAAAATGCATTAAATACAGCAAAGATAGCAGTAGCTCAACAGTGGAATAAAACTAGTGCTTTTGGTAAAACTCCAATGGCTATTAATAAAACTACAGAATGGTTAGAAGCTAACAAAGGAAAGTTATCTTCAGCTATTACTGAATATAGTAATAAAGTAAAAGCCGAAGGTGATAAAAATAGTTTTGTAAATGACTTTATAAATAAAGCTACTTCTAAACAACCTATGTTAGAGGCAAAACCTTTCCCTAGTGTTGAAGTATTAGAGCAACCAAAAACCGATTTTGGTAGTATGATAAAATCTCGTATACTTGCTAAAGAAAATGTTCCACTTCATCCAGCAAGTGCAGGTCGTGAAGAACTTGCGAAAATTGTTGGTCAACAACCAAACAAATCAGCTCTAACAATCAAATCCACGACGACCTCCCCGTCAATTGTTAAACAACTTCCCCAACCACC